CTTAGCATAAATTTATGCGCAGTTCACAGCTTCCTCTTGCATTCACCTGTCGCCAGGTGAGTGGGAGGCAAGATGCTGTCCCTGTTGTAGCTCAGTCTAGCTACCTCTGCCTAAATGGCAGTGTGGTCATTGACCACAAGCACCTCTTTGAGGTTCTTCCCAGTGGGAAGTTTTGGTCCTATGGACCTGAAAGACAGATTGAAGAAGTTAGGCGTCATACCTACTTCCTGTCAGGCTTAAAGCCTGCAAATTATGGGATACTTTTATCCCGGCTGAGATCAGCCAAGGACCTTAGGTCCTATTGGTCGGATTTTACCGATAACCACGACGCTATCATGTTTAGCGTTTGTGTTGCCCTATCAGGGCAGAATGTTCCATGGGAACTGATTAAGAGAATTAGGATTTCCCTTGTCTCAAACCTTATTCAGGCGAGAGACAAGTTCCTTATCTCTAGAAAGGCCTATTTGGCCAAAATGAGGAAACATATCCTCACAGACGGGCCGTGCCCGGAGTTGCCACGTAATTTATCGTGGATGCGTGAAATTTTCACGAGGATCACAGATCCTAAGCACTCTAAGTGCTACGTCGAGAAATACATGACGCTCCTCAATAAGAGGAGTTGTGGGGTCCCTAAGGACCCAGCTTTCATTGAAAGCAAGCTTCTGGAGTTCTTTGACTCCGTGAACCAACCCGAAAGGGACAACTCTCCGTTTGTTTACAGAGAGTTGGTGGCGGCCACGTTGAAGGTTTCTGAGCATTTTGTGCCCAGGAATCTCTCCGCGTCTGCCACGGTTCTAATCACCACCTCGGCATGTTTCGAGCGAAGTGAGAAGCAAGGGGGAAAATTATCCCTCGTGCAAGAAATTGCACGCTCTGATTCAGAGCAAGTCATGTATGATCTTACGACGGGGGCCATTGGCCCCGAGAAGGCGATTCGCCTCGCAGATAAAATTCTGCATGGATCCTTGCAAAAGTACAAGGAATCGTACAAAGATTTGTACAGCACGCGCGTATGCGCTCTACCCGAACTGGGTATGAAGATGAGGATACCTACGTGTTCCTCTTTTTATCGGACGCAAATACTGCAACCGATATCCAAGATTCTCTTGGAATCCCTAAAAGGGGTACCCGAACTTCGGGCTGGATTATCGCTTGAAAGGCAAGGTTGGGAAGCCTATAAGACCTTCAAGCCAGGAGAATTTCTCCAACGAGCCAATGACTCGGTTTTATGCTCGGATTATACGAGCTCGACTGACTGGATTAAACGGTCGGTCGCTAAACAGGCGTACGACGCCCTGACGGCAGTTGCCGGTATACCCAAGTGGTATAAAGAAGTGGGTAAAGAAGTCTACTTCCACAATCTTGTCCATCTCCCTAGGGAGAAATGTGCGAATCGCACTATACACGTTGTGGACCCCTCGAAAGAGAGGCCTCCAAAGCGGAAATCTGTTCTGAATTCAGAACACCCGATTACTTCGGGGTTAATGATGGGTGATCCCATTACGAAAGCATTGCTTTCATTCCTGAGCCTCATGGTTGGGCTCAAATTTGCGGACCCACGGTCCGGAGGTGCTCCTAGCACCAAGATCTTCATCGTCGGCGATGATTTCGTCGCGATTGGTCCCCGAGGGGACGTTAGCAGGTTTCGAGCCTGCGCCGAGAATCTCGGCTTCATCGTTTCGATGGATGACACATTTGTGTCGCGTCATTGGGCGCATTTTACGGAATTTTGTTTCCGAATACCTAGAAATAGGTGGGAGGATTACTCCCTTTGTCGGGTGCTAAGGCACCATCCCTGCTATGCAGATGCTATCCGACCTCGCATTGTTATGCGGGTAGGAAAGTCCGGATCAAATGAATCCGACCCCCGAGTGGGGAGATTGAGGCTATTAGCCCAAGAAATGGGGTATATCCCCGAGACTCATGTCTCTGGAACTATGTTCCACCTGGCCACAGTATGGCAGGATGTCCAGTTTGGCATCCGATCAGCGATCCCCTACCTACCCCACTTCTTTGGTGGGATGGGCAAGGTACCGCCCCCTGGCTATTTGTCAGGGCTTCGTCAAGATAAGGCAGTGGCGCTACTTTACGTAGCAAACCATTACCTTTCATGGCCGAAGGACCGGAGGGTTTATCACCCCGCGCGAGAATTTCTTCGAGCGCGTGTTCAGCTGAACACCCAGCTATACAACTCCCATATGGGAGAGGCTAGGGTCGTCAATTTGACGAATATCACCAATTTGGTGGAGGCGAGAAAAGATTTCGCCAAATTCGCAGTAATTACTGCTGCCGATCAAGTGTCGGCTGGGGTTAATTTATCCCGCGTGCTATCGCACGAGAACCACCATGTGGTGACCAGTGATATGCTGGCAGAGCGTCTTTACATCTTTTCGACTGTCATGAAGACAGTGTATGATGTTGACGTTCTAAACGCGCCTATATTGGACGCAGAGCCCCAGATTCCTGACGAGGTCTGGGAGCACCCTCAATTAGAGGGACACGGTAGTTACCGTGAGTTGGCGGAGGAATTTATTCCCTGCCGCACTATCTACCTCAAGGAGGTAATGGGCCTATTGGACACCAGTATGGTTACACACCCGAAGGTACCCCTCACCGTGGATATCTTGGCTAATGCCGAGAAACCTGGAGAGACGGACCTGCAGGAGTTCGCCTACTACGTGCGCCAACTTAAAGGCCATACGGACGATGTCCGTGCGTGGATGAATGTTCCACGGAAGATCATCGATGCCGACTCGATCCTAAAGCACATCGCTCGACTCACGTTCGCGCTCACGGGGGAAACCCCAATGATAGCGACGCGAGACCGCAGTTTACTGCGGGAAGCGGGTGCCCAAGGTCTTGAAGGCATTCGAATTGAGGCGGATGTTGATACCGCCCTGGCGATTCGCCAGTGGGGCCGTGATTTAGACGACCCGCTGCTTCGTAAAGCAGCGCTAGAACTTCTAGCAAAACGTATAGAGGATGGTCCTCTAGTCTCAGGGAGACAGGTCCTTTTGGACCCCGCAAATGTGGAAGCCACTCGTTTAGAGAGGTTCGCACAGCGTGATCTGCCAAAGGCAGACTCACAATTAGTGAGAAAATACCTATTAGGTAATTATGCTCCATTTGTGGAGCGCGATGCGAGCGAATTTCGCTCTGTCGGTGACTTTATCAAGTCAACCTTCTCCTCATTGAGGAGTCACGTGGGGCAGTGATTGCATTTCACTCACACAGTTAGGGGAAAGTTTTATCCCCCTGCATGATCCATGCAGC